GTAACGTAGTCAACGGTTATCGTCATAGACTTGGCGTGGTTTGGCGGGATGTTAATAAGGATTCTATTATCAGATAGGCCAGGTTCATACTTCATAGATGGGTGTAGCCACGAAGGCTCACGACCCTCAATTACATCTACGATATTTTGCTGATGACCAAAAGTTTTGGAATTTAAAAAGCGCTGTCTAAACTCGGCGAAGGTTATATCGTGGACATCGCCGGAGGCAAAAGCCTTATCCTTCAGACCTAGCCTAGTTCGATCCATCTTGTCGGCGAAGACCTTATCGGTGCGCCGGTAATATTCATAAGTCTTCATAGACTTGCCAGCCGAGGCACAAGCGGCGTCTACGGTCATACCTTCTGCAATACAGCCGAGGATAATCCTCTTAGCTATATCTGCTGAGTTTTCTGCCACGTCATCTCCTAAAGCGCCGCGAGGCGCGAAATTCTCATTTTATACTAGGGGAGATTATTACTAGGCGTCTAGCATTTTAATAGAACTACGAACAAAGTTTAAAACTACTAGGCTCTAGTATTTTAAAGCTTTGTTTGGACGTCTATCGAAGATAGACTTATCCCAATTAAAAGCGGTGCAAAGCACCGCACTGATCGGGCTTAACGCCCGAAGGAGCCACAGCGAACTGAGGGGTAAAACTAGGCTCAGCCCTAGGGGGCCTCGCCAGAGGCCAACCGTGGTCGCAAATCGAAGCGGTGAAAGATTTGCTCCCTATACTGTATAAGGCAGTAAATTTTAAGCATTTCCCGCTTTTTACAAATAAATCTTTTATTTGTGTTGTAACTCACTAAATACCTATACAGATTGGGGGGCTAGTGTCTAATTACGGGGGTTTCACTTTAGTCAAAATATTTGTAATGGGTATATATGGGACTCGTGCAAACATATTAACACGGGGGGGTTGGTTTCTGCCGTGCCGTGCGGTTTGGCTTGCCATATTGTTTGGCGGTTTGCCGTAGCGGTGGAAGGTTAGGCCGTATCTAGTGGCTTGCTATTTAATCGGCGCTCTTTCCTTAACTATTCACTAACCGCCTAAGCCCTAAGCCCTAACCGATAGCCGATAGCGCGGCCCGATACCTAACGCGGCCCGGCCCTAGCTCTTGCCCTATCTATCGCGGCCCGGCCTAATAGCTACTAGATCCGATTACCTAACCCGGCGCGACACGGTGGGAAATAACCCGGCGGCGGTTATTGACATTAGACTAATGCTGCTAATACCATTAGACCACTAGCCGCCGCCGGCGGTTATAGAGAGAGGATCTAGTTATGACTACTAATAAATATACTTGCCCTAATTGTGGCGCTAGTGGCCTAGTGTCTGCAGACTTTAAACCGTTTCACTTCACCGGCAGACTTGCCGCATTAAGTGAAGGATACTGCACTAGCAATTGTGCCCGCGTAGCTCTTAATGGCCTAATAGCTCTTAACGCTATGAGCGGCGGCAAGTTACTTGCAAGTCTAGGCGGCAAGTAATGAATATCCTTGAGCAGACTCTAACCGTCTACGTGCGCGGCGTAATGATCGCCGGGCTAATTCTATCGGTCCCGTTTATTATCGCGGCGATCAGAGACATTAATCAACTAACTAAGGGAGATCAAAACTAATGAACACACTAGACGATATGATTCAAGAGATTAAACAAGAATTAAGTAAAGGCGTAGAGCTCGATAAGATACGCGACAATTCCGGCGAATGGGTAGACGGTTATCTACCCGTCTACAATAACCGGATAATTGAAGAGTGGCAGAATATGCCGGGAGAATATGATAATCGCGGCGCGGCAGAATTAGGGTTAGGGCAAGAGATAAATATCATTAACTTAATGAGCCTTGATCTCTATCTATATTATGGAGATCTATTCTCTCAAGCCCTAGATGACGTAGAGAGTGAGCTTGAGGAATTAGTAACCGCCGATTAGTGGCGGCCCGTGGCTTATCGGTTATCCGGTAGGCCGTGGACTGCTACTAATAGCAGTAATTACCTAATGAAAGAGGGCTAAGAATATGGACACAATAACAAGGGCAGACACCTTACAAGGGCTAACGCTCAACGCCGGGACCGCGCTCGACTTACTAACCGGCGCAGCTATCGCAGCGCATAGTAAGACAGACCTACCGGCCTTAAATTGCGTAAACTTAAGCGCCACCGGTGGAATATTTACCGCCGTCGCTACCGATAGGTATCGCTTAATCTACGGCGAGATTACGCTCGCGGGAGAGGGAGAGGGCGAGGGTGTTACCCTCGATCCGATTAGTATTCCGTTAGCCGATATTAAGAGAATAACCGCAGCTATTAAGGCCCTATCTAAGCCGGCCCTAGGCCGCGCTACCGTATCGCTTAACCGGGCCGGGGATATCCTTACCGTAACCATTAATGCGGGAGAGGGTGGCACTAATCTAGTGGTGAACCTATACACCGGCGGGCAGAAATTCCCACCGTTTAAACACTTGTTCGAGGGCGAGGCCACGCCGGTTAGTGAGCTGCGATTAGACGCGGCTTATCTTGCATCATTCGATAAGGTCCCGACTAATGGCGGCGGGCAGGTAATCACTTTTACCGGGGACCGTAAGCCGATTAAGATAAAGATTAATCACGAGAAGATAAACTGGCACGGGCTATTAATGCCTATGCGGACTAACTAGTCTAGTAATGGCCCGCCGGTTATCGCTTACGCGGTAGCCGGTGGACTATCCCTAGCCGGATAGTAACCCTCTCGCAAGGCGTGAGAGGGCGAGCGAGAGAGAGGGCAAGAGTATGAATATAGAGCGCAATTATGCGGGCGCGTGGGTTATCTATGCGAGCGATAGAGAGGGTTACCTAGTAACCCGCAGCTATTACGGCTATAACAAGAGAGAGAGCGTTAGGCTCTTTCGTCAATATATGAGAGAGGGAGAGGGTAAATAATGCGTAAGTGTATAGATTGCGATACACCAGTGGACCCTAGCGGCCTAATACGGTGTGATGATTGTTTATTCTTATTTATAGTCAATTACAAGAGAGAGAGGGCGAGCTAATGATTAAGTGTTATTGCGGATCAGTAACGGTAATTTATCGGGATAACAAGCAAGTCTGCTTTAATTGTTTAGTCCAGGAAATAGTAAAGGGAGAGGGCAAGTAATGAATACAGCTAAGCTGCTAAGCACTAGTGCGTCTAGCGACGCGATGAATGGGTGGGGAGAGGTGAGCGAGGCTATCCGCACGGGCCAGAAGATCCGTGTTACTTTCGACGGCCTTAAGCCTAAGAGCGGATACGCCTATCGCGTAGACGGCCTATGGTTAGGTATCCGCTACACGTGGAAGTCCCACCGGTGGTGGAGCTTACTTAACTATAACAACCCGCTAATTAAACTAGAGGTAGAGGAATTAGCTACGCCTACGGGAGAGAAGTTTATCTATCGGACACTATGGGAAAGAGAGGGCGAGTAATGGGGCAACCTATGATGTGCGATGATTGCGATAGCTTAATTAAGGTAACTATCGAGCCATATGGCAAGGGCAATATGGCGGTATTTACCTGCAAAAATTGTGGCATAAGCTACGATACTAATATAGACTAGACTAACTACGCTAACAAGAGAGAGGGAGAGCGATGAATTGTAAGTGTAATTGTGAGTGCCGCAATAAATCTACGCAAGTAGGAGAATATTGCGGATCTTGTTCAGTAAATCATTAAATAAACCTAACCTAATGAAAGAGGGAGCTAATGAATAAAACAATTAATGACATAGTCCGGGAAGTAGTAGAGGGCGAGTGCGGGTGCGAGCCTCGTGTCTTTGCTTGCTCAGAGAATCACGCTAAGTTGATGAGCGAAAGAGAGGGCGAGTAATGACGGCAATATTCTATTCAACTACGATTGACGCCGATTGCGGCGATTGTAATAAAACCTATGAGGATATACGAGCGCAAGTGGGGGGCGGCATAGTGGTATGGACCTGCCCAGGATGCGGTTACGAGAGAGAGAGAGCAACTAATGACTAAGCCAACACCAGAATATTACAAGGCTAAGGCCGATCTATGCGAGAAGTTAGCTATTCAGCAGATATTCTCCGGCAATACCGATATGGGTATGCGTAACATAATGCGTATGACCCACGCACTAGCAGAACTACAACTACAAGAGAGAGAGGGCGAAGATGAGTAATGTAACTTGCAATAAATGTAAAGATGATTTCGATAATGACGATGTAGTATGGGCAGATGCTCAGGGTAATCTAACTATGTCTGGCGCACCTAATTGTGTCGGCTGCCTACCTAACCAACCTAATTACGGAGGGAAAGATGAGTAATGTAATCAGTTTTAAGGGTAAGACCACGAACGTAACCTTTTACGAGGTGGTAGATGAGCAAGGCATAGCTATATGGGGCGGAGGGGATGTAACCGAGTGCATTAAGTTTTGGCGTAATGGCCCGGTGAACTCACGCATATTCGTAACAAGCTGGTCAGAGGACGGCGAGGACGCACACCTAATAGGCGAGCCAATAGATGTAAGCTACCTAGTCCTTGCCGGTATCACCAATACCCTAGATAGGATTACCCGATGAATCTAGCTGTTGGTATACTAATCGTATTGACTATCGCTGTGTTGATGATAGCTGGAGAGGAAAAGATAGATGGAGAATAAGCGCTTGATAGCCGCCGCTAAGTATGCGGTATGGCTACGTAATTACCAGAGGGCGAGGGTGAGAGCGCTTACCCGGTTAGCTAAGGCTTACCCTGACCAGTATAAAGAACTCTTTGAGGAGGAGAAGCATAATGATCACACGCAGGGGAAGGCTTGGGTTGACGTTCACGGTAATACTAGTTCTAATATGGACACTCACACCGGGGCCAATACCGATAGAAGTAGAGATACACCGCACGAAACCCGTAATAAACAAGGGACCGGTGAGCTATGAGCAGAAGTTACAGAATAAAAAGCTCGCAGCACGTTACGCTTACCTTGCTTTCGGGTGGGAAGGGAGAGAGCGAGAGTGCCTCATCGCCCTTTGGACCCGTGAGAGCAGGTTTGACAACCACGCCAGACCTCTTGACGGCGCGGGCAGACCAAGATCGTCAGCTTTCGGTATTGCTCAGCACCTTGGAGAGACAAGCAGAGATCCTGCTACTCAAATCTTACGAGGTCTTAGATACATTTCTTACCGATACGACACACCTTGTCGAGCCGACGCTTTCCAGAGAAGGAACAACTACTACTGAGGAAAATAAATGAAACTTATACTAGACCCAGCTTCTTCTATGAGATCTTTTTATTTTAATAAAAAAGATTCAAGAGTGTTGTTTGGGGACATCAGGGAAAAGGAAACTCATCTCTTAACTAATGGGCAGACTATACATATCGAACCTGACGAAGTTATGGATTTTAGGGCTATCCCATATCCGGATGAATCCTTCCAATGCGTAGTGTTTGATCCACCCCATATGTTGCGACTATCAGAGAAGTCTTGGATGCGTAAAAAATATGGAGTGTTGGACTCAGAAACCTGGAAGAATGATTTAACAAAAGGATTCTCTGAGTGCTTTAGAGTATTAAAGAATGAGGGGACTTTGATATTTAAATGGAATGAAGTATCTATTCCATTGAAAGAGATACTATTACTAACTGAATATAAACCAGTTCTTGGTCATCCATCCGGTAAAAGAATGGGAACTCATTGGGTATTATTTATTAAAACTGTGTTAGACTAAGTTTGCGGGTTGATGTATTGTCCCTCTTTCCGTCCCCGCATAAGTAAGCCCCACCTATCCGTCGGTGGGGCTTTACTATTTACTTAGCGTGATCGGTGGAGTAGAAGCCAGGACCTCTAAAGGTAACAGGGGGAGAGGACCATACCCTCTCCATACTTTCGTGGCAGTCATAGCAAACAGGATTGCTAGCTTCTTCGTGGATAGAACGCTCTACTTGCAGTGTAGAACCACACTTACATTTGTAATCATAAATCATAAATTTCCTTCAATCGCATCTAATATTTCTTTACCTAAAGAGTAAGGAACGCGTGACCTTTCTCGCGCACCTTTTAGTCCTTGTGTCCCTGTTTTCGCACCTCTTGGCGCAGCTTCGTGGCAAGGCATACCATTCTTACACATTTCACGAGGAACCCAGTTAATAACTTTTCCCCATAAATCAGTAGGTTTCATACGGCTATCCCCATAAGTGCAATAAGTAACTGTTTGTCTAGGCAAGTCGGCAACTACTGGTAACTTTCTTAACATTCCGCGTGGGTTTTCAATAAGCCAACCCTTCACTGGATTTAAGTCTTTAATTAAATCTCGTGTATGGGCAACCAATAATTGAGAAGATTTTGCTGCTTCAGTTTTTGGTTCATAAGCACGAAGACCTCCTCCCCAATGATGACCCATTGAAGCAACACTAAAAGCGGTGCAAGGCGGTGAAGCCCAAACAAAATCAGGTTGTCCATATTTAATAATTAAATCTTTGGCATTAAGATTAAAAACATCAACCTGTTCGGTGGCTTCAAAAAAATTATCTAATTCAAATGTAATAACAGTATGACCAGCATCTTTAAATGCTTGAGTAGAACTTCCAGTGCCTGAAAAAAGGTCAAATATTAACATTGTTTATACCTTTGGTTTCATTACAACAACTGCGCTTGGAAACGGAGCAGGTCCTGCCCCGCTAAATTTTATTCTGCCTTTAATAAATCTAATTTCGTGGTGGATACAACTGTCCCACCACCATCTAGTATGTGTTCTGGCTGGAACTAAACATACAACTGTAACACCTTTAGTGCTTTCAAGATTTGCCTTTGCTACAAATTTACTTATTGCTTTACCATAAGGTGGGTTAAGCCAAACTGCCCCTCCTTCGGAAGCACCACCCCATTCAACGGTTAAAGCATCCCGCCTCCAACCATAATCGTGATCAGGGCCTAAATAATTAGGAACCAAAGCAGATGATTTTAATGCTGCTGCATCTAAAGTAAAATTAAATTCTTGATGTAATTTATCAAAAAAATCTTTAGGTGTAGTCCAAGTATCGTCTAAAGAACTACGCATACCACTAGTAAATCCGGTCATAATTTTATAGCCTCCTCTATATCTAAATAGCCTACCAACTTGGTTATCTTTTCTTGGTTCTCAAACTCACTTGTTGCTGGCATAATATGATTGAACCACTCAGGTTCTGGTATATCCATAAGGTCAAAGGAATAGATACCAAGTGGAGTAGAGTTAATATAGAAGGGAATGAGATCGCGCTCAGCGCTCTGCGTTATGAGCTTGCGATACTTCATCTCCTCTATGAGCAGCGTAGGGTAGTGGGTATGGCGGCACTTGAGTTCTATATAGTGCGCTGCTTGCTCGCTAATACAGTCGAAGGAGTCGTAGATACCAGGACTCTTAACAAGATCTGGATATAAGTCCTGCTTTAAATAGTCAAAGAGTTCTGCTTCTATCATCTAAACGGACTGTCCCCACCTAGCAAGTTCTGCAGTTTACGAAGTGAATTAGCACAACGCCTATCGGCGGTAGATAAAGCACAACCATATGCTTCAGCTATCTGCTGAAGGGTAAGACCCTCGTGGTGTCTAAGCAGTAGCAAGTCCTTATCGGACTGGTCTAACTTCAGGTAAGACTTCTTAATATCTATTAGGGTTGCAAGCAGGTTGCCACCTTCTGACGGTGATGATGAGCCGCGTGGTTGCCCGTCTTGAATCATATCTTGTATCTGTTCTAGCACTGTGCCGTCTACTACTGAGGCAATAACGAATGGTAGTAGCTGGCCCAAGGTAGCAGACTCGTAGTAAGTTTCGTCTGTTACTGAGTAGCCAGACTTCTCAGCCTTCTGTCTGCGAGCGTAGCGCTCAGCTACCCTACGCATTTGCCAAGCGATACGTTGCAGGTTATGTTTGTATTGTTCAATATCTTCTTCGGCTAACTGCTCGTTAATATAGGTAGCACGAGAAGTAGCCCACACATAGCACTCTTGTGCCAGGTCTGCCTTCTCTATAAAGTTCTTGTAGCGTCGGTGAATACTATTAGTAACTGAAGGAACTAAGTCGTATACCGCAGGGTCTAGTTCAGTCACAGTCAGGTAGCACCAAATCTATAGTGTGTTGGATGTTTAATAGTTTGATAGCAAGGAAGTCAAGGTAGTTGCTAGCGTCAGCTATCTCCTCTAGTAATTCTTTGATGGTATCTGAGGTAGTAAAGGACTCGAACTTCTGTCCACTTGCTAGCGCATACTGATCGTGTCCTACATTCTTAACACGACCTGCACGTAGCGAAGCGAAGGATTCTATAAACGATACAAGGTCATCGGTATTGACACCGAGAGATCTATAACCTACTACTGCAGCGTGGTCTGCTAACGGACTGGTCGAAGGGTTACCACGAACTGCTTGTGAACCTGGTCTACGCTCAGCACTATGAAGCCACTCTCTATCAAAATTGTCAGAGCTAGTTCCATTTCCTCGCTCATTCATTAGACTCTCCTATCAGCAGGTTACGGGTAGCCTCGATACCATTGGCTAGGTAGTAGTCATTGATATCCATATTAGGTGGTAGTGTAACAATAGTTGAGTTCATCACCTCGTTTGCGACACGCTTAGCAAACTCAGCTCCTGGGTTAGAGCCATCCTCTTTGACATCGTTATCTCCTACAACATATACAGTTTCATAGCCACTAAATAACTTAGGAAAGTGTGTCTTCCAAGCAGCCACTCCTGGCACTCCAACTGCTGGTATACCTAGAACTCCTGAAGTAATGACCGCGTCCAGCTCACCTTCAGTAATAACAATATGCTTACTGCTAATAGTAATATCTTTCACGTTATATAGGTGTGCCTTTTGGCCCGTAGGACTGCCATACTTAGGCTTGCCATCATCTAAACGCCTGAACTTAAAGCCAACACAAGACCCATTGACTGTTATGTATGGAATAGAAATCCATCCTTCATACATCTCGTGTCCATTGATAGGGTCAACGATAGTTCCTATCTGGTAATCAGTTGCTACTAACTCAGAGATCCCACGTTCTGCGAGTGCGACTAGAGTTTCGGGAGTTATTTGTCGTGCGTATCGTTGCGCCGCTTCCTGCAGCAATTTCGACTGCGCGTTTAAGCCCATCTTTAAACTCCATATTCTCTAATAAACAAACCAAGTTAACTGCATTGCCACCCTTACCGCAGGTATGACAGTAATAGAGATTATCTATTGTGTTGATTACTGCGCTGCGCCTGCTGTCGTTGTGCAATACACAACGCACCGAGCTGGACTTACCTTCTCTTACTTCCCCACCAAATGCTAGGACTATCGGTCCTATGGGGATTGTGTTTGCATCGGTGGCACCACTGAACCTTTTCTTACGATCAACCCTGGACCAACCTTGTGCTGACACAC